CTAAACAATCACCATGTAATAACAAACTCATTTTATATTATAACAAATATATTATTTTTAAATTTTAAACTTAACAAAGTTTGCTTCGCTTATTAATCTTTTTTAGCATTTTCTTTAACATAAACATTCATACCAACATTAGCAACATCATGTCCTAATACTTTACTATCTTTCTGCATTTCCTTTTTCATATCACCATACTTATTTGTTAAATATGATTTCCTTAATAGTGTTGTTGATACTGATTTATTTAAATATTCCTTACTATATTTTGATAATAACTTAGATAATTCAATTCTTGTTAATGATTTACCAGTTCCAGTTTTAAACAATACACCCATGCCAGTTACTTTAAGAAAATACCTTAATGCTTTCTTAATATTTGGATCATCAATAGGTAAATCTAATTCTTCATATTTCTTACTTGTTTTATATTTGTTTAGTACAAAAAACATCTTATCTTTTGATACTACTAAATAATTGTTTTCTTTTTTTTCTGTATCACTTAACTTATTATAATCCCTTTTATTTATAGCAATCATTCCTGCTACATCATTTCGCATAGGCATCTTATGATATATAGTAAATATAGTATATGCTTGTAATAATGCTTTATCCTTTTTTGTCCATTTATCATAATCAGTTTTCTTTAATGGTTTTAATTTTTGTTCCATACTTTGTATCATACTTTGTATTTCATCACTATTAGCAAAGTTTTGATTTTGTTTTTCACTTATAAATTCACCAGTTTTATTTTCTGTTTCATATTGTGTATTTAACTTATCTCTTTCTTCACCATATTCTTTTATAAGATCATCATATTTTTCATCATGGTTTAATGCCATTAATAATACAATAATAGCATTTAATATATTCCTTTGACTTAAATATTTAATATCCTTTATTTTATCCATTACATCTTTAGGTTTTTTTAAAAAGTCATAATCTTCACTATCAAATAACTTTTTTAACTTTTTTAAATTAATCTCATACTGCTTTATAGTATTAGATTTAATATTAGGTCTTGCTTTAGCAATATCTTCAACTGGATTTTTTACTACAATTGACATATTTATAATATAATATTAGATTTTATTTTTAAATTAAAAAAATAAATTAATCACATTTACATTCAATACTATGTTTTACAGCATTTAGCATATCTTCATACTTTTGTATTTGTGCTTTTAACCTTAGTATTTCAATATCTTTTTCTTTTTCTATTTTATAAAAACTTATCCAATTTAGAAACCAATACATTTATTAATATGTATGATTTATATTTTAAACTATTTATAAAAAAAAATATTATGAAGTCCTCCAAAATTATTAAATTATTAATTATGCAAAATAGCAATTTGCTTCACCATTTTCAATAGTAAGAACCTTAAGCATTTCAAGATAGACCCTAAGGGTGTAGGTTTCAGCACCAAGACCAGGATTTTTGTAAGTAAGATCCATACCTTTATTGTTAACCCTTTGACCTTTATTAGGTTTAATAGCAGTCCAGTTGAATAATCCACCAAGTCCAATAGTTCCAGAGTTTTGTGCATGTCCTTCAAATGTTTCAGTAGTAAGAGCAGATACACCACTAGTTTTCCATTCATCCCTAGTAATCATAGGAACTTGTCCTTCTGCTTGTTGTGTAGTATGGAATAATAGTGCTGGATTAGACCTATCAGTATTAAATTCAAACAAATCATTATATAGTAAATTGACAGCAAGGTTCTGTGCTACAACACTATCTTTACCAGTTACACCATTAAGTAAAGATACTGGTGTAAAGTTTTCATTACTTTGTAAAGCAAAGAATACCTTAGATACTAACCTACCATTTCCACCAAGTTGAAATTTAAGATTGCTAAAAGCATCTTGATCCCCAGTGCGTTTAGCAAGGCGGTAATCTACATACTGGAATGTAAGTTTAGGATTTTGCTGTGCATATTTCTGCATAATATCACCATCATATGTAATACTATCATAGATAAGTTTAACTTCACTTTGGTCAATATCATATTCAACTGTATTATCACCAGCATCACTATTAGCAACACACATTCTGCGAGATAGATTAGCACCACCTAATGAACTTACCTTATCAGTAAATGTAATATCAATATGTATTTGCTGATCAATTAACTGGCAAGGAAGTTGATTGAATTTAAGGAAGGGAAAAAGGTCGCTAAGATAAACTGAATATACTGGAGCATCAGCAATAGTTTGAGCACTTGTAGCATCATGATGCTGGAATGGTAATAGTTGAAATGTTCCAGCACCACCAGCAGCAGGAACTACTGGATTTCTACCTACATCTAAACCAACCTTTTTAGCAGAGTTAGGTGGTTTGTCAGTTGTATTAGCAGTTCTGTCATCATATACTGGTTGGTGATTAATACACCGCTGACTTAAAAATTGTTCCCTTTCTACATTATTTTCATTTGTAATAAACATAGATTGATACTGGTGGAAATGTGAATAATCATCCACAGAACATACTACTTGGTTTCCAATCAAAAGTTGGGCGGATTGTATCAAATTTGAAACTCCAATATTTAATGGATAGAAAGCAGTACTAGTAGTTAATGGTGTTACACCAAGAGTAATTTTACTATCACTATGGAGAAAACCAGCAACTCGCTGTAGAGTAAACCTACATCTATTTTGTGAAAAGGTTACTGGATCAATAACATCAGTATGTAACATTTGTCCATAAGATGATGGAATAGCACCAATCTTAATTAGGTCTGGAATGCGATCACCGGAAACATCAGCATCTTTCATATCTGTCATATTTATAATATACTATTATATAAATATTTAAATTAAATAATAAAAAAAAATATATTACATAGAAAATTACTAATTTAAGAAACAATCTGTACTCCTTTTTCTTTGTCCCATACAACAACAACTTTAGATTTAATAAATAGATAAGCAGATACAGGATTGCCATGATCTAAACCATTTGTCATTTGAATAGAGAACTGGGCATTACTGAAATCAACACCTTCACTATCTAACATATCATATAACTGACCAACACCATAAACAGCACCAGTATCAGGAATAAATCTATAACCAGTTGCAGCATTTTGATTTCCAGTAAAGTTGCGGTTAGTATTAAGTGGAGAAGCAGTAGTTCGCGTGTGCATTTTTTCTGGAATAATAGCATTCAAGAAATCTTTAATAACTTGACTATCTACAACTGGTGTAACATTATTAGTATTAAAAACACTTTGGACTTCAAAAGATTTAGGAAATCGCTCACCATTTCTTAAGAAACTAATAGTTTCTAAATCTGCAACTTCACCACCACCAGTTCCAACAGCATTAGGTGCTTTGGTTGGCATATAAGTAAGGAAACCATCTTGTGATAAATTATTAATAAATGATGATGGAACAAAATTTACAAATGCTCCTAAAACCTTAGATAATCCAAGATTGAAATTAATAATAGAGTTAGTGCTTTCAAGTGTTGAAAAGTATGATGTAAGTGAATTAAATACTAATGCTCCACTATCAGGTGTAGATACACCATATTCAACTTCACAAGATACTTCAAGTGCAGACCATTCATAAAATGCTGATGAAATATTAGTTGTTATAGCATCACTAGAATAAAATACTTGACTATCTGGTGCTAAATGAATTTCAATTTCTAAGGGGACTTTATCTAATGGTATTTTAGATCCACCTAAGGTAAGTCCAGATGGTAATGGAATACTAAATGGAGATGCTCTAGTATTGCGAATAACACTATCGCGGTATGCTTGATAGTTAGGATAGATTAAAGCACTTTCACTAAGGTGTCCAGCAACATCTTGCATTCCTGCCATAACAGGCATATAAGATGACATAAACCTACCATAGTGTCTTACATGTTCAATTACTTGTTTAGTTTCAGCATGGCGGAAAACTAATTGATCTATCATAGAATATACACCTAGTTTATGTGAACCCCTTAATTCAACAGCAGCAGCATCAGTTGGATGAAGTGTACCAGCAGCATCACGCCAAACATTAAGATCACCATGTAACCTAATAGTAGATAAATCTAATAAGGCATCTTGGCGACCTAGTGTAACAGTAAGAATAGGATTACCCCTAGCATGTGATACTTTACCAGTTGCTGGAACATTATTTGGTTGGATAGAAAGATACTTTTTAGCAACAGACATTTTTATATTATAACATATATAAAAATTTAAATATAAAAAAATTAAAAAATTACATAGAAAATTATTCTTGTTGTTCTGCTAATCTATTATTACACATAACAATTAATATTTCAAACATACTTAATAAATCTGGATGATTTATTAACAACTTTCTTATTTCTTGAACTTCAATAATATTTATAATATCTAACTTTTCTATTTCCATTTATATTATAATATAATATAATTATAAAGTCATCCAAAATTATTAAATTATTAAATTATTAAATTATTAATTTAAAGTGTAACAGCAACACTATCACCCTTAATACTAATTCTGCGAAGGTGGAAAATCCAGCAATAAAGTAATTTATCTTTAGTAGGTGGTCTATCTACACCAGCAACAGATTTTTCATTATAGAATAATTGAAGTTGATTGGATTTGTTATTAAGATTAGCAACACCATCATTTAATGCATATGCTTTACCAATTACAAAGTTCCTATTGTAATCAACAAATGAACTTGGAACTATTCCTGCTTGATTAAGTGCTTGTTCTAAAAGCATTAGTGGTTGTGCTGAAATACTTACACCCTTATTAATCTTAGATACACTAATAGGTCTAGATGGTGTTAATTTATCATCAATAACCATTTGCCAATTACTTAACTGGTCTATGCATCCTACTTGACCACTCTTAATACTATGAAGTCGCCCATCCATAGTTGTAGTTTCTTCTTCATAAGTTGTAGATAATCCACCAATTAAATCTGCTGTATCATAAACACTAGCATCTACTGGTTGTACTAAAAGTGATTTTGCCCTTGTATTAGAAATAGCAAGGTTAACAGTAGCATTTCTGTTAGATGCTAATAGTGAATGTTTGTAGTTAGTGCAACTTGGAATATCAATTTCAATACTACCACCATCTCTCATTTTCTTCATCATTCCTGCTTCATATCTAGGATCAACACCAACTTGCTGAACTACAAGTTCAACATTAGATAATTCTAGTGTTGCTGGATAATTAGTAGTTTTAGCAAGTAATATAGTAGTATTATCATCATTCTGTGTTCGCTTAGTATCAATAGCAGCACTAAATACTATAAAGTTGTCAGTTGTAACATCTACACCATCACCAACATCACTATTTCTAAATGCTGATACTGTTAACTTAACATATCCACCATCAAGTGAGATATCTTCAATTGTAGGATAAGTTTGAACTGCAATTGCTCCACCAACAGTTAAAGATGCTTCACTATCAGGATTACCTACAGCACAAAAACCAATTTTTTCACCTTTAACAAAAGGACAATTTGCTACACTTATCATATTATTTTGTTTTCCTAAAAATATTTCTGTGCGGTCAGTAGCATTATCAATACCTAAATTAGCACCACCAACATCAATACCATGAAATACTGGGTTCTGTTTCATTCTGCGATTTCTGTTAACACTATCTAACTGCTTAATAACCCTTCCAGGATCTTCAATATCCACTTCTATAATTAATCCATCAGTCATCATAACTGGAAATATCTTATTTCCACCATCAGCAAACATACCACAATGAATTGGTAGTGAAAGTTTAGCAGTTAAGAAATCTTCAGCAGTTCCCCAATCTCTTGCTGCTGGAACAGCATCTACTGGTTTGTAATAAGGATTACTTAATAAATCAATATTGTTTGATACACTAGTTCCAAGTGTTCCGCGATTTTCAACATTATCAATTAAACAACCTTCTTTTAATGCTCGCATCTTTCGCATACTTTCATCACTATTGTATGAATATTGAATTTGTACCTTAGCATTATATTCACTAATCTCTTCAAGTAAAACTGCTCGGTTTCCAGAATATACTCTAATATTTTTGACTAATGATTGACCACCAATAGTAGGATCAAGTTGAAGGCGAGTTGGAGCAAGACCAGCAGGACAAGCAAGTTTAACATCAAAATTTAAATATGAATTTTTACCATCCATAAATTTTACACTACTTGGAATTTCAAAATCAATTCGCTTGCCACTAATACCAGCAGTTCCAGAATAAGATCTACCATTAGTGGATGAAACAGCAACTTGAGTTTGGGACACTTTTATTTTGTTATCATTTTTCCAGAAAGAACTCATTTTATAATTATAGTTTATAAAATAATTTTAAATTAAAAATAAATATAAAAAAAATAAATTATGAACTTGTCTATATATTAATTATTGGGTTCTACCAACTGCTGTCTCAACTTGTTCAGTTGCTACTTGACCTCTTCCTTGACTTTTAATATCAGTTTCAGTTGTCTTTGCTTCTTCTTTACCTTCAGCAATATCACCACCAGTTTCTAATGCTGCTGAACCTAATGAAATTGCTGCTCCTATACCTTCTAATCCTAAACCAAATGGTGTCCAAGCAGTTGCTATTCCAGCAACTTCTAAGGCTGAACCAACAATATTACCAATATTACCAGCAACTTGTGCTTTATTAGATCCAAAATTACCCCTTTCAATATCTTTAACAATATCAATACCACCACCTACACCTGCTAATGCTGTTTTAGCAAATCCAGTAGCACCTAATTCTTCTGCACTTTTAAAACCAATACCTTTTGCTACTGCTCCAACACCTTCTCCAATACTACCACTTTGTGCTGCTCTTGATAATACTGCTGCACCAGCACCTTCAGCACCTTCACCTGCTAATATTGCTGCTCCCCTTTCTGCTGCTCCAGGTGCTACATCAGCACTAGTTTGTATTGCTGGTCTTAAATCTTCACTACTTTCAACACCTAATTTAAATGGACTTTTAGATA